TAAAGTTTCGGCACCTGTTGCTGAACCTGAAACTGTAAGTTTGACCGCTCAAGTTATCGCTATGCCTAAAGAAACTATTACTCACGGCAACCGTATTGCCAATATTGTTACGGATTTGGAAACTGAAAATCTTGTGCCAAAAGTTTATAAGAACTATGTTCCTTTTGGTAACTTTGAAGATTTGGTTCAGATTATCGCAAGTAAAAAATTCTATCCTATTTTTATTACCGGCCATTCTGGTAACGGTAAAACAATGTCGGCTGAACAAGCATGTGCAAAGCTTGGCCGCAAATTCGTTTGTGTCTCTATGACACCTGAAACTGATGAATCTGATTTGCTTGGCAATTTCGTTCTGATTAACGGTCAAATGGAATGGCGTGATGGTCCTGTGACTGTTGCTGCTCGACAAGGTGCCGTTCTCTGTATCGATGAGATTGATTATGGTGCTCAGAATCTTTCCTGCTTGCAACGTGTTCTCGAAGGCAAACCTTTCTTGCTGAAGAAAAAGAATGAGATTGTTGCACCTGCTGAAGGTTTCACAATCATTGCTACTGCCAATACCAAAGGTAAAGGTTCTGATGACGGTCGTTACATGTTTACTAACGTGCTTAACGAAGCTTTCTTGGAACGTTTCTTGAATACGTATGAACAAGATTGGCCTCCTGTCAATGTTGAGAAGAAAATCATGAAGAAGGAACTTGCCTTTCATGGTAAAGCTGACGATGAATTTGCCGAGAAACTTGTTACTTGGGCTGATGTGATTCGTAAAACTTTCACAGAAGGTGGTTGTGACGAAGTGATTTCTACTCGCCGTCTTGTTCACATTGCCAAAACTTTCGGTGTGTTTGGCAGTCGCCTCAAGGCAATTGAGTTGTGTCTGAATCGTTTTGATGAAGATACCAAGGCAAGTTTCCTTGACTTGTATACCAAAGTGGATGCCGGTGCAAATACCGAAACCATCCTCGCACAAACAAATGAAATGCCTGCCGAATCGGCAAGTGAAGAAATTCCTTTCTAAGGCAAAGGTGAGTATGTCTGCCTGTAAAATGGTTGACATACTACTTTTTCATGTTATAATTTAAGAATCTAAGGTTTGAATCGCACCTTAGAAAAAAAGTGAAAGCGATTTATTTTTTTAATGGAGTTTAATAATGTCTGCGAAGCAAAAAGTTCTCAATTATCTGTCCAAGGACAGCCAGTACAATACCTTGACCGCACAGAAGATGCAGTCTGTTTTCGGTATTGCAAACCCTTCCGCAACTATCAATGATTTGCGTAACGATGGCCATGCTATCTATCTTAATTCCCGTATTAACAGCAATGGTGAGAAAGTTTCTTTCTACCGCCTTGGTACTCCTACTAAGCGCATGGTTGCTGCTGGCCTTTTTGCCCTACGCCAAGCAGGTGTAAGCACATTCGCCTAATCTAAGGCTTTTCACTAGATGAGGAGAGATATATAATAGTATCTCTCCTCTTTTTTTATGGGCATATTATGGAAATTAAAATTAAAATTGATGAATTGAAACAGAGAAGTCTGTTTGTTGCCACACCGATGTATGGTGGCATGAATCATGGTATGTACATGAAGTCGTGTCTCGATTTGCAAACACTACTTACACGTTACGAAGTTCCTGTACGATTCTCATTCCTGTTCAATGAATCTCTAATTACTAGAGCACGAAATTATTTGGTTGATGAATTCTTGCGTTCAGATTGTACGCATATGCTTTTCATTGACTCTGATATTCATTTCAATCCACAAGATGTTATTGCACTCTTGGCGTTGGATTATGAAGTGAGTGGTGGTCCTTATCCTAAGAAGGCCATCAACTGGGGTAATATTGCTGCCGCAATTAAAAAGAACCCCGATATGCCAGCAGGAGAAATCGAAAGTCTTGTTGGTGATTATGTTTTCAACGTTGTAAAAGGCACATCACAATTCTCGGTTACCGAACCACTTGAAGTTATGGAAATCGGTACAGGTTTTATGATGATTAAACGTGAAGTTTTTGAGAAGATGAAGGATGCATATCCTCTAATTCAATATCGACCAGACCATATTGGTCAGGCCAACTTTGATGGTTCTCGTTACATTCATGCATACTTTGATACTGTGATTGACACCAAAGATTCTATTACTGGTGGTGGTTCAGAACGTTACCTAAGTGAAGATTACATGTTCTGTCAAATGTGGCGCAAGATTGGTGGAAAAATCTATCTGTGTCCATGGATGAAAACACAACACATTGGTACATATGCCTTTACAGGTAATATGCCAGCAATCGCACAATATACAGGGAAACTATAATGAAGGGTGATGAATACTTGGATGAATTGACTCCTGACCCATATGTTGCGGATGTAGGAGAAAAACCAACAGCAGAAGAAAAGGCATCTATCGAATCTGTTGGTCGTAAATTTGATGGTGGTAAACTGGAGTATGGTTTGATTCCACCATTAGCATTGAAGGAGATGGTGAAAGTCTTGACCTTTGGTGCTCAGAAGTATGAACGTGACAATTGGCAACGGGTACCAGAATCGAAACGCCGATATTTCGATGCACTACAACGACACTTGTGGGCATGGAAAGAAGGTGAAGTGAATGACCCTGAATCTGGTATTCACCATCTTGCCCATGCGGCATGTTGCCTGTTCTTTCTATATGAACATGATGTGAAATATTCGCCGCAAATTGGTGAATAATACTGTATAATACAATTTTTACTTGGAGTATATTATGAAACTATCTACTGATACATTGAGCATTTTGAAGAACTTTGCAAGCATTAACACTGGCATCGTCTTTCGACAAGGTAAAACTATCAAAACTATTTCTGGCAACAAGAACATTCTTGCTGAGGCCAATATCGCAGAAGATTTCCCAACCGAGTTTGGTGTTTATGACCTAAACAACTTCCTCACTGTTCTGTCTCTGCACAAAGATGAACCATCGATTGAATTTGGTGAAAAGATGGCCGTCATTTCTGGCATGTCTGGTCGTAGCAAACTAAGTTATCGTTTCTGTGACCCTACAATGGTTGTTTCTCCTCCGCAGAAACCAATCGCCATGCCTGAAGCAGAAATTCAGTTTGAAATTTCCGATTCCGATTTGGATTGGGTATTGAAAACTGCTTCTGTTCTGAGCGCACCAAACGTTGCTGTCACCTCTGATGGTGATAAAGTAAGTCTGTTGGTGTTCGATGCGACAAATGATTCTGCATCAACAAATACACTTGATGTTGCTGATGGTAATGGAGACCGATTCAAAATGGTTTTCAAAACTGAAGCGTTGAAGATGATTCCTGGCTCTTACGCTGTGAATGTTTCTTCTAAAGGTGTTTCACACTTCAAACACAAAACTAAAGATATCCAATACTGGATTACAACTGAAGCTGGTTCAACATTCACTAAAGCGTAATGAATAATTTACGTAGAGGTTTTCTAAAGACATTAGGCCTTGGCGGCCTAATGTCCGCTGGAGCTCTTGGTTATAAACAGGCAACACAGATTGTATATAAACAAGATGAGTTTCCTAGTGAAGAACTGGAGAAACAATTAGAGAACAAACCTGTCTTATCTCTACAAGCCACATACGGTACACCGAAACCTAGAGAATCTAATCAATACATGGTTATTGGTTATGGTGAAGATTATGTTGAGGGTACTAAGAAACAGGTACAAGTACAAATCGTACCTGGTCCTGATGGTAAACTTTACGTCAAAGAGAATGACACTTGGCGTAAAATCTGATACAATGTTATTTTATATTATGGAGTTTGTGAATGGAACATCTATTGTGGACCGAGGCGTATCGTCCTAAAACTATTGCTGACTGTATTCTTCCTGAACGTTTGAAGAAACCGTTTCAAGAATATGTCAATCAAAAAAATATTCCCAATCTTCTTCTTGCCGGCGGTGCAGGTGTAGGTAAAACTACTGTTGCGAAAGCCATGTGTGAAGAAATCGGTTGTGATTACATGGTCATCAACGGTTCTGATGAATCTGGTATCGATACTTTCCGTAACAAGATTAAGACCTATGCTTCGAGCATGTCTCTTGCTGGTGGTCGTAAAGTTATCATCATCGATGAGGCTGACTATCTAAATCCTAATTCTACTCAACCTGCTTTGCGTAATGCGATTGAAGAATTTGCAAGTAACTGTTCATTCATCTTTACTTGTAATTTTAAGAATCGCATTATCGACCCTCTACACTCTCGTTGTGCGGTGATTGACTTTGGACTCAAGAACGATGAGAAGGCCGAGATGGCTGGCCAGTTTTTCAAACGAATCACTGGTATTTTGCAAAGTGAAAAAGTTGAGTTTGAACCTAAGGTAATCGCTGAGTTGGTGAAGAAACACTTCCCTGACTTCCGCCGTGTTATCAATGAACTGCAACGATTCTCCAAGTTCGGAAAGATTGATACCGGTGTTCTTGCACAGATTGGTGATGTATCGATTGGTGAGATTGTTAAACACCTGAAGTCTAAAGATTTTGGTGCGATTCGCAAGTGGGTTGCAACTACCGATGTGGATGCAACAACATTGTACCGTAAACTGTACGACAATCTTTATGATGTTTTGGTACCACAGTCTATTCCTCAAGCGGTTATTATTCTCGCAGACTACCAATACAAACAAGCTTTTGTTGCAGATGCAGAGATTAATACTGTCGCCTGTTTGACCGAGCTTATGGTTAGTCTGGAGTTCAAATGATAGAATATTTCAAACCAACAATTCAGTGGATTAAAGATGACTTTCACTCTCATCCATTTCGTTTTTTTATTGAGTTGCTTGCTTGGGCTATTTCTATTGGATGCTCAATCACCATGGCAGTCACAGTCCCCACTCCACCACTTCTTACACTATACCCTATCTGGATTAGTGGTTGTGCTATGTACGCTTGGGCTGCTTGGACTCGCAAGTCTTTTGGCATGTTGGCTAACTATATCTTGTTGACCACTATTGATACTGTTGGTCTGTTGAGGATGGTATTATGAGTCCATTTGATTATGTAAATTCTATACTTCAGAACAAGAAGAATCTGATTACCGATAGTGATACAGAATCTTCCTATGTGCCTTTCCTTGTGAACCGAAGTCTTTCCTATCATCTGGATACGATTGCTTTTGCAAATGAAATGAATCGCCGACACTTCTTAGATAAGAAACTGCAATTCGATTTTTTACTAAATACAGTGAGGTCTAAGAAAAGGCCTTTTGCGAAGTGGGCTAAACCAGAGAAAAATGATGATTTGGAATGTGTCAAGAAGGTTTATAACCTGTCAGATACCAAAGCACGTGAAGCTCTGCGCCTATTAAGTGATGAACAAATCCAAGAACTAAAAGAAAAAACCGATATCGGTGGATTGAGGAAATAAAGATGGTAGACATTTCAACTTTTGTTGAGGTGAAACTAAATGAACAAGATGATTTTTTAAAGGTAAGAGAAACACTAACCCGTATCGGCGTATCTTCTCGTAAGGAGAAGGTTCTTTACCAGTCTTGTCATATACTTCACAAACAAGGACAATATTACATTGTTCATTTTAAAGAATTATTTGCATTGGATGGCAAACCGTCCAACTTATCTGAGAATGATATTCAGAGAAGAAATGCTATTGCCAATTTACTGGAAGAATGGGGTCTAGTGTCGATTGTTAACCGTGCAATCATGAAAGACAACATCGCACCTATTCATCAAATCAAAATTATCTCTTATCGTGACAAAGACGATTGGGAATTGATTAGTAAATATAACATTGGTAAAAAGAAAGCTGAATGAGATGGTGATTTATTATGAAGATAGTGAAATTAAAGAACAAATTTACAGGAGACATTGTTTTCTGTAAAGACATGAAAGATGTTTCCGAAGGTAACGGAATAAAATTCATCAAGGTATACAAACAAGAAAATCCTGGTAGAATTTTTCTAGTTAACCTCGAAGCTTTCGTGATTCAGGATAAATAATTATATTCTCTCGGGATGGGAACGTAAAGACTCTACTACCTTAGGAGCGTCTAAGGCTGGCACTACGATAAGGTGTCCCTGTACCACAGTAAGCAGGATTATGATATGCCTAACGGGTATCATTTTTGAAACTCGCTTAATTAAAGGAGAAATAACATGACATTACTTAAATGGCGTGCTGACGACTTAGCTCGTTTACAACAACAAATCGTTGGATTTGACCGTATGTTCGATGTATTCGATAGTATGGTAACAGAAAAATCCACATTCCCCCACCACAACATTTCCAAAGAAGAAGAAAATCAATATACTGTTGAGTTAGCAGTTGCTGGTTTCTCTCAGGATGAAATCGATATTGAGATTGTCGATAACGTTCTGCATGTTCGTGGTTCAAAAGAAGAAAAGACCGAAGTAAACTATATCTACAAAGGTATTGCTACTCGTTCTTTCCACAAAACTATCCGTCTTGCTGATACAGTCGAAGTTAAAGGTGCTGACCTTGAACATGGTATTCTAAAGATTCGTCTGGAAAATATTGTGCCAGAGACAAAGAAACCTAAGAAGATTGCTATTGGTAAAGTTGCCGGCAAGCAACAACTCTTAACAGAGTAATACTTTCCTACTAGTGTGGATGTTTGCCGCATCCACACTTCTTCTGTGATATAATAGGTTCATTATGAAAATCGCAATCTGTTCCGACCTACATCTTGAATTCGAAACCATTGTATTGGAAAATACAGAGGGTGCTGAAGTCTTGATTCTTTCTGGTGATATTCTTGTTGAACGTGACCTTGACATGTATGACCGCAGACAAGTGGAACTTGGTTTCATGAACAAACGTTCCCTACGTTTTCATGAATTCTTCCAAGATGTATCTAATAAATTCCCACATGTTGTTTATGTTGCTGGTAACCATGAACACTATCATGGTGATTTCAAATACACGACCACTGAACTAAAACGCAAACTGGCTTATCTGCCAAATGTGTATGTTCTCGACCGTGATTTGAAAGACATTAATGGCGTTAAGTTCATCGGTTCTACTTTGTGGACCGATATGAACAATGGTGACCAACTCACGCTGTATCATATGCGTAGCATGATGAACGACTTTCAGTGTGTTGCAAATAGTAACCGTGAAGTAAATTACAAGGTGCAAGACCTGTTGAGTGAAGTGCCAGACAAGATGATATTCAAAACTCGTCCGGCTAAATTCTGTCCCGAAGATGCATTTGAAGAACACAACAAGTGTAAACAATACATCCAAGTCTGCACTGCATTTTTGGGTGAGGACACCAACAAGTATGTCGTTGTTGGTCACCATGCACCAAGTCGCCGCAGCACACATCCTCGTTATCAGAATGACACTATCATGAATGGTGGTTACAGTTCCAGTCTTGATGAGTTTATCATGGATAGACCAAACATCAAATTGTGGACACATGGACACACACATGAACCATTCGATTACATGATTGGTGAGACTCGTATCGTGTGTAACCCACGTGGTTATGCCAACTACGAACATCGTGCAGCTGAATTTGAATTGAAGTTTGTGGAGATTTAAAATGACAAGAACATACACTCCGGATTGTTGGCGTGTTATTGAGTTTGATTATGGTACCGATGAACCGCCACTCAGAAAAGTTTTTGCTGGATGGTATGGCGGTTACGCAAATGGTGATAGTTGGAAATTGAGTTCTGGCATTACCAAAACCCATGAGTTCGAAGATAGATATGAGTTTGAAAATTACAGCGGTTCTACCTATGTGTGTTTCAAACCAATCGAGAGAATGAGTGGTTATATGATGCAGGTGTATTCATCTTTCGAAAGAGAAGTTGAAGAATCACCAGATGTGACAATGAAAATTATTGAATATAGGAATAAAAAATGACTTTGAAACCAGGACCTTCTTTTAAAATTAATAAACAAGTCAAGCGCACTATGGCTCTTGGTCGTTTCGATAACGATGAACAGCGTAATGCTTATAAGCGTAGCATGATTCAGGCACAATTGTTTGAAGTTGCTACTCGTCCAAAAGGCAAAGGCAAAAAGTCTGAAGAATGAAAGACAAGTACATTGATGCACACATGAGAACAGCAGAGGTTTATGCCTCTCTGTCCTCTGCAAAGAGACTGCAAGTTGGTTGTGTTGTCGTAAAAGACAACACGATTATTGGTATTGGCTATAACGGAATGCCATCAGGATGGACTAACGATTGTGAAGATAGAGATTACATGTCTATCGATGCAGGTAGTTGGTTGAATCCTGATGAAATTGAAGAACGTTGGCCTCACGTTGAATATGTCGGTGAGTTTCAAGACCAGAAAAGACGTTATGTTTTAAAAACAAAACCAGAAGTTCTTCATGCAGAGACAAATGCAATTGCAAAAATCTCCAGAAGTACCAACTCAAGTGAAGGTGCATCATTATTTGTTACACATGCACCGTGTTTAGATTGTGCAAAGATTGTTTTTCAAGCAGGTGTAAGTAGTGTCTATTATCGTAACTCATATAGAGATACAAAGGGCACCGACTTTTTGGAAAAATGTGGAGTTGAGGTAAAACAAGTATGATTGAGTGTTTGATTATTGGTGATAGTATTGCAGTTGGTACATCTATGGCAAGACCTGAGTGTGTGTCGTATGCTAAAGGTGGTTGGAATTCTTGGCAATGGAATAAAGATTATTTGAAAAATGATTTGTCGGCAAAGACTGTCATCATTAGTCTTGGTGCAAATGACCACAAAGGTGTTCGAACAAAAGCTGAACTGCAACGAATTCGTGAAAAGATTGGTGTCAATTCAAAAGTTTTTTGGATTAGTCCAGGTATGGAAAGAAAACCTGTACCACAAACAGCAATCGAAGAAATCGCAAAAGAGTATGGTGATATTGTTTTACCTAGACCTATGAATCACATGAGTTCTGACGGTGTACATCCGACACCAAAAGGTTACAAAGAGTTGGCTAATGCAACAAAATAAAGTATATACTTCCAAAGTTGTGGATGTTTTGGAAAATGGTGATGCTATTATTGAATTGCCTCCAGAACTTCTTGAAGAAATGGGATGGAAAGAAGGCGATACATTAGATATCGATTTAGTCGATGGTGAGATAATTATTAAAAGGATTGATATGAGTATGTCATTAGATGTTGCTGTCTTTCAGAAAGCCAGTGACCAAAATGCCTCAGTAGAAAATGCTGAGTTGTATAAAAAATTGATTGAAGAAGAATATACTGAATTTCTTGAGGCTATTGAAGCCAAAGATGAAGTAGAAACTTTAGATGCTTGCATGGACATGATTTGGGTTATCCTAGGTTATTGTCACATGAAGGGATATAAAGTTGATGCCGCATGGGCAGAAGTTGCCCGTTCTAACCATGCAAAAATTGACCAAAGAACGGGTAAGGTTCTTAAACGTGAGGACGGCAAAGTTCTCAAGCCTGAAGGCTGGAAACCACCAGACTTAACGCTCTACGTTTAAGGTAAACATGTAACATCACCATTGCTTTCTAACATTGGTGATGTTATAATAACTTTTTTATGTTACACAAGGTGAATATGAACACTAACAAAATCGCTAAACAAATTGCTGAAGAACTGAAATTGCCACGTGCAATTAAATATGATTTGTTCTTGCGTGACTATGATAACATGGTCGAGGTCGTGGGTCTCGTTGATGACCCCACATATGAAATGCGGGACTTCCAAGGAAGGGAGATGCTTTTCCCTAAACGTTGGGTCACCATTGGAGTTATTGATTCTTCTTATAAGGTAAAAGTATGAACGCAAAATTATTTACATTTAAAACCAATCAGACAATTATTGCTGAAGTGGTCAGTGAAACCGACACCACAGTTTCATTGAAACAACCAGTGCAGGTTATTGCACAACCAAATCAAGCCGGTCAAGCCATGTTGGGCTTCGCACCTTTCCTTGATTTCAGTGATAACTTCAAAAAAGGTATTGAATTCAAGAAGTCTGACCTGCTTACCATTACTGAACCAGTAAGTGACTTGGCCAACGAATACAATCGTATCTTTGGTTTGGGTCTTATTACTGCCTCAACTATGCCAAAGATTTGATATAATTATTGAATGAAAAAATTCTACACAAACGTTCTTTGTGTTGGTAATAACATTCTCTATCGAGGCGTAAAAGAAGGTCGGCGAATTAAGCTCAAAGTGGCTTATGAGCCGACTTTGTATTTGTCCTCTAAGAAACCAACACAATTCAAAACACTTCATGGTGAATATCTTGAACCCATGAAGTTTGAGTCTATCCGTGAGGCACGTGATTTCGTCAAACGTTATGATGAGGTCGGTAACTTCAAGATTTATGGTAACACACGCCATGAATATGCTTACATTGGTGACGAACACAAAGGCATGATTGATTGGGACCAAGATGACATTCTGACTGCCGTTATCGATATTGAGGTGGGCTCAGAGAATGGATTCCCTGACCCATATATTGCAAGTGAACCAATCACCGCAATTTGTATCCGTTATGTCAACGGAGAGACTGTCGTGTTTGGTTGTGGTGATTATGAAGTTCAAGGTAAAGAAATTTATATCAAGTGTCAAGATGAATATTCACTGATTAAAAAGTTTCTACAACTCTGGCAAGATAAATGTCCTGATATCATTTCTGGTTGGAACATTAAGTTCTTTGATATTCCATATATCTACAACCGTATCATGCGCTTGATGGGTGAAGATGAAGTTAAACGTCTTTCACCTTGGGGTCTAATCAGTCAACGTAAAGTTATGGCAATGGGTCGTGAGAACATTGCTTATGAATTGTTGGGTGTTGCTTGTTGGGACTACATCGAACTGTACCGCTGGTATGCGCCAGGTGGAAAGTCACAAGAGTCCTATAAACTGGACAATATTGCTAACGTTGAACTTGGTGATAACAAGCTGTCTTACGATGAGTATGACAACCTGCATCAGTTGTATCGTTTGAACTTCCAAAAGTTTATTGAATACAACATCAAAGACGTTGACCTGATTATTCGCCTCGAAGATAAGTTGAAGTTGATTGAGTTGGGTCTTACCCTTGCTTATGACACCAAGACTAACTACGAAGATATCTTTGCTCAAACTCGTATGTGGGATGCTCTTATCTACAATGATTTGATGGAGAAAAACATCGTAGTACCTCCACGTGTTATTAGTCATAAAGATGACCGATTCGAAGGTGCATATGTTAAAGACCCACAAGTTGGTAAACATGAGTGGGTAGCTTCATTTGACTTGAACAGTCTGTATCCACACTTGATGATGCAATATAATATTTCTCCTGAAATGTTGGTTGAACCCTCAGACTATACACCAGAAATGCGACAAATTGTGGCTTCTGGCGTATCTGTTGATAAGATGTTGCATAAACAGATTGATTTTTCAGGTTTACACGGAGTGACAATTACGCCTAACGGCCAGTTCTTCCGTACAGACCAACAAGGTTTCCTGCCTAAGATGTTGGAAGAAATGTATGAAGGTCGTAAGAAGTTTAAGAAGATGATGCTTGCGGCTAAGCAAGAGTATGAAAACGAAAAAGACGAATCTAAGAAGTATGAAATTAAAAAGAAGGTTGCTCGTTATGATAACCTTCAATTGGCGAAGAAAGTTTCGTTGAACTCGGCTTATGGTGCCATGGGTTCGCAGTATTTCCGTTTCTATGATTTGAGACAAGCGCTTGCTGTTACTACAGCTGGTCAACTAAGTATTCGCTGGATTGAAATGAAAATCAACCAGTACATGAATGAATTGCTAAAAACGGAAAATGATTATGTTATCGCCTCAGACACAGATTCGATTTATCTCAATCTTGGCCCACTTGTTGATAAGGTATATGGTACGGGACAAAAAGCTTCGGTCTCTCCTAATATCGACAAACAGAAAGTTATCGACTTCATGGACCGTGTATGTGAAGATAAACTACAACCGTTTATTGATGAGAGTTACAAGGAGCTTGCTGCGTATGTTCACGCATACGACCAAAAAATGCAAATGAAACGTGAAGGTCTTTCTGATAAGGGTATCTGGACTGCCAAGAAACGTTATATTCTGAACGTTTATAACAACGAAGGTGTGCAGTATAAAGAACCTCAGATGAAAGTTATGGGTCTTGAAATGGTCAAATCATCTACTCCATCGGCAATCCGTGAGAAGATGAAAGAAACTATTCAACTGATGCTTCGTGGCACTGAAGAAGAAGTTCAAGATTTCATTGAAAACTTCCGTAAAGAATTCAAGTCATTACCACCTGAAGAAATTAGTTTCCCACGTGGTCTAAACGGTTTGAAAGAGTATTCTGATTCGGTTATGTTGTACAAGAAAGGTACACCTATTCATGTTAAAGGTGCAATTCTATACAATCATTATCTGAAAGAGAAGAAGTTGACCAAGCAATATCCGTTAATTCAAGAGGGTGAGAAGTTGAAGTTTACATACCTCAAACAACCTAATCCTTTTAAAGATACGGTCATTTCTTATCCTGTTCGTCTGCCTAAAGAATTTGGTATCCATGACTTTATTGATTATGATACCCAATTTGAAAAGGCTTATCTTGAACCGGTAAAAATCATTCTTGATTGCATTGGTTGGAATCATGAGAAGGTAAATTCTCTCGATTCGTTTTTTGGTTAACTAAATAAAAGAGTGGGGTAGTCCCCCACTTTAAAACAATCAACACAAAAGGAAAATCTATGAGTCTATTAGACAAAATGAAAAAAGTTGGTTCCATTAAATCTGTGGAACTATTAAGTGAATCTACCTTCTTCAACAAAAAAGAAGGTGTACAAACAGAAGTGCCAATTATTAACATGGCATTATCTGGTGAAGTTGGTGGTGGCCTAACATCCGGCCTTACATTTCTGGCAGGTCCATCGAAACACTTCAAATCTCTCCTTGGTCTAGTGCTTGTCAAAGCATACATGAACAAATATCCTGACGCAGTTTGTTTGTTCTATGATTCTGAATTTGGTATCACACCAGATTATATTAAGACCAACGGCATCGACACCGACCGTGTGTTGCATATTCCAATCGAACACCTTGAACAACTGAAGTTTGATATCTCTAAACGTCTAGAGGCAATCGAACGTGGTGAAAAGGTAATCATCTTTATTGATTCTGTCGGCAACTTGGCATCTAAGAAAGAAGTTGAAGATGCATTGGATGAAAAGTCTGTTGCTGATATGTCACGTGCAAGAGTTATGAAATCTTTGTGGCGTATTGTTACACCACATTTGACCACGAAAGATATTCCATGTATTGCTGTCAACCACACATATCAAACTATGGAAATGTATTCTAAGGCAGTTATGTCTGGTGGTACAGGTGGTATGTACTCTGCTAACCAAGTGTTTATCATCGGTAAAGCACAAGAGAAAGATGGAACAGATTTAGTTGGTTGGAACTTTACAAT